GGCTTTGCTGAGAACGATTTCCCAGCAACGGTAGGCGCTTTTACGTCTCCTGAGCAGATTGCTCGGTTTGTACAGCTTGACGAGCAAAGTATCTTTAATACGGTGCAGATGCCTGCTTTCCGTAAGAACATGACGGGAAACATGACTAGTGGCAATAAGTATCTAGCTACCCCGTCTGATTGGCTGGCTACGTTTAGCCTTGCGGTGATTAATGCGGCGAATGAGTACCACTACCTCTTGAACAAAGATGTGAACTTTATCCGTGAATCGTACCCAGATACAGACGCTGCATTCTATGCAGAGCCACAGTATTACGCCATTTTTGACGACAATACATTCATTCTTGGACCTACTCCAGACGCAAGTTATGCAGTAGAATTACATTACTTCTACTACCCAGAGTCTATTGTTACAGCGGGTACAAGCTGGCTTGGCGATAACTTTGATTCTGTGTTGTTATATGGTGCTTTATTAGAAGCGGCTAACTTTATGAAGTCAGATGCAGACACCGTTAATTTATACAAAGCTCGTTTTGATAGAGCAATGGCAGAACTCAAACAATTGGGTGACGCTAAAGATCGTCAAGACTCCTATCGCAGTGGACAAGTAAGGTATCCAGTTAAATGATTAGCGTTCAAGGATTAGGTGAATCCAGCGGGATTCAAGTATTTACTAAAGACCATGGCGGCTTTACTCCAGAAGAGATAGCCGAGCGAGCTTTAGACAAAATTATTCAGGTAGGCGACCAGTCGCATCCATTGGTTCGGGATCAAGCAATTGCTTTCCGCAATCATATTCGTGGTGTTCTAGTCTTTTACATGAATGAGGTAGTAAAATTTGATCGTGTGACCTTAGCTAATAAACTAAGAGAAGCTGGTCATCCTGAATTAATTAAACTTTTAGACGAATAGGAGTCCAAAATGGCTTTTACAGGCAACTTTATGTGCACCAGCTTTAAACAACAAATCCTTCAGGGAGCGCACGATTTTACGCTATCAACTGGGGACGTTTTTAAATTAGCTTTGTATAACAACAGCGCATCTTTTACAGCTGCGACTACTGCTTACACATCAACTAACGAAGTAGCCAACTCTGGTACTTATGCAGCTGGCGGTGGGACGTTAACTAACGTCACTCCATCAACTTCTGGTACTACAGCGTTTACTGACTTTGCTGATTTGTCGTTTACGTCTGCAACGATTACAGCTTTTGGTGCGTTAATTTATAACACCACACCAACTTCTGGTTCAGGGTTAACTAATCCAACTGTTTGCGTACTTGATTTTGGTGGTTCAAAGACATCTACTTCTGGTACGTTTACGATTGTATTCCCAACCAATGACGCAACTAACGCCATCATCCGTATAGCATAGGGATGTTTGAGTGCCGACCTATACTGGCTGGAGCCGAGGCGACTGGGGTGATGGACCCTGGGGTGAAGACTACGCCGATGTAGAGGTTCCGCTTGGTGGTTGGGGCTATGGTGGTTGGGGCGAAAGCCCTTGGGGTCAAGGTAGCGCAAGTGTTGTTGGTACAGGACAGGTTGGTTCAGTTACTGTAGTAGTAGCTACAGATGTTAGTGTTAATGTAACGGGAGTTACGGGCACTGGACAAGTAGGATCAGTTACTGTTCAAGCTGGTGCAATAACTGACGTAACAGGACTTAGTGGTACAGGTCAAGTTGGTTCAGTTACTGTTCAAGCTGGTGCGGACGTTAGCGTAACGGGTGTTTCTGGAACTGGACAAGTAGGCGCTGTTACCGTCCAAGAAGGTACAAATGTATCGGTTACGGGTGTTTCTGGCACGGGTGCAGTTGGTTCAGTAACGGTTCAAGAAGGCATAAACGTACCTGTTACAGGCTTACAAGCAAGCGGAGCTGTAGGCTCAGTTACTGTCCAAGAAGGCGTAGGGGTTTTTGTAACAGGTGTTTCTAGTACTGGACAAGTAGGTTCAGTAGCTGTAACAGGCACGTCAGTTACGAACGTCACGGGTCTATCAGCCACAGGTTCTGTAGGCTCGGTTACTATCCAAGCCAGTGCAGTAACCAATATTACTGGGGTTTCTGGTACAGGTCAGGTTGGTTCAGTAACTGTTCAAGAAGGTACGAACGTATCGGTTATAGGCGTTTCTGCCACAGGTCAAGTAGGTTCAGTAACAGTCCAAGAAGGCGTAAATGTATCAGTCACTGGACTAAGTGCCACAGGACAAGTTGGCTCAGTAACCGTTCAAGAGGGCGTTGGGGTTTTAGTTACTGGAGTTACTGGCACAGGTAATGTAGGTACGGTTGTCGCAACAGGTTCGGCTACTACCAACGTAACGGGGCTTAGTGGAACTGGGCAAGTAGGGTCGGTTACTGTACAAGAAGGTGTGGATGTATCAGTTACGGGTGTAAGCGTCACGGGTAATGTAGGTACGGTTGCAGTCACAGGCTCTTCTGTTACAAACGTCACAGGGCTTAGTGGTACGGGGCAAGTAGGCTCGGTTACGGTTCAGGAAGGCGTAGATGTATCTGTTACAGGTGTTAGTGGTACAGGCAATGTAGGTAGCGTTACCGTTACAGGAACAGCCGTAACAGCTGTTACAGGTTTGCAAGCTACTGGCGCAGTTGGCTCGGTTACTGTCCAAGAGGGTACAGATGTATCTGTTACTGGAGTTTCTGGCACAGGACAAGTTGGCACTGCCACTGTAACTGCCAACGCAATAGTTGATTTAATAGGCGTTTCTGGAAGCGGTTTAGTAGGCACAGTAACCGCTACAGGTGGAGCTAGTGTCCCAGTTACAGGATTAGAGGCTACTGGTGCAGTTGGTTCTGTATTAGTAACCGCAGATGCAAATACCTCAGTTACAGGCGTTTCTAGCACAGGTCAAGTAGGATCTGTCACTGTTCAGTAAGGTACAAATGTACTAGTTACTGGGGTTTCTGGTACAGGTTTTGTTGGTACAGCTACCGTAACTGCTGGTGCAGTTGTTGATTTAACTGGCGTTTCAGGTACTGGACAGGTTGGTTCTGTTAATGTAACAGGCACAGCAAACGTAGACGTTACTGGATTAAGTGCTAGTGGAGCAGTAGGCTCAGTTACGGTTGAAGGAGCTGCTGTAGTAAACCTCGTTGGGGTTAGCGCTACAGGTCAAGTAGGTTCAGTTATTGCAGAAGCTGGCGCAGATGTACCTGTCACAGGCTTAGCAGCTACAAATAACGTAGGCAGTGTCAATGTTACGGGAACGGCACTTGTAGATCTAATAGGTGTGCAAGCCACAGGGCAAGTAGGATCTGTAAACGTTCAAGAGGGCGTAAACGTACTAGTTACAGGCGTTTCTGGCTCTGGGCAGGTTGGCTCTGTAGCTGTTAATAGTAGCGTTGTTGTAGATGTAACGGGCGTAGCAGGTACGCTTTTTGTAGGCACAGTAACAGTAGAGGCTGGAGCTAATGTCCCAGTCACGGGTTTAGAGGCTGCAGGGCAAGTAGGAAGTGTTCTTGTAGAAGCCACCGCAGTAGTCGATGTAATTGGGGTAGTTGGAACAGTTTCAGTAGGAAGTGTGGCGGCAAACGGGTCAGCTGAAGTTCCCGTATCAGGTCTAGAGGCTACTGGAAACGTTGGTGATGTTACCGTAGAAACTGGTAGTATTATAGAAGTTACGGGCGTTTCTGGGGTTGGGGAAGTCGGTATTGTAGATTTTGCTGGTGACGCAAATGTTGACGTTACTGGAGTTTCAGGTACTGGTGAACTTGGGGAAGCTACAGTAGTTATAGAGACTGTAGTATCAGTGGTCGGAGTTGAGGCTACAGGGCAAGTTGGTACTGTTTTAATAATAAACACCACAGTTGTGAATTTGGTTGGAGTACAGGCAACAGGTCAAATAGGAAATGTAGCATTTTGGCTTACTATTGACGATAATCAAGATCCAAACTGGGTAAGCATAAATGACTCGCAAAGTTCAATTTGGAGTGATATTATTAACACACAAACGCCCAATTGGGCTGACATAGCAGCATAAGGATAAATTATGGCATCTACATATAGTGACCTAAAAATAGAACTTATCGGGACTGGTGAACAGACTGGTACTTGGGGATCCACTACCAACAATAACTTTTCTATCGCACTTAGCGAAGCTATTACAGGCTCTGCTAACGTAGCTTTCTCTAGTGCAGACGTTACTGTAACTCTAACTGATACCAATGCTGCTCAAACCGCCCGTAATCTGCGTTTAAACCTTACAGGCACTTCAGGTGGCGCACGGCAATTAATTCTAGGTTCAGGCTGCCAGATTGAAAAATTATATTTAGTAAACAACGGGTTAGCTGATGCGGTAACGGTTAAGAATACTTCAGGCACAGGAATCGCAGTCGCTGCTGGTAAGTCAATGTTTGTGTTTAACGATGGTACAAACGTAGTAGATGCAATTAATTATTTGTCTAGCTTAACCGTAGGTACTTTAAATGGTGTTATTAAAGGTACTACAGGCGTGTTGTCTGCCGCCACAGCAGGTACAGATTATGTAGCTCCTGGCACAGCAACTACCTTTACAGCCTTACAGACATTCGCTGGCACTGCATCAAACGCAGACCTCAAGACTTCTAATATTATTGAGACCGCCACAATATCAACCACAGCAGCAACAGGCACAATTAATTTTGATATTACGACTCAGTCAGTCCTGTACTACACAACCAATGCGTCAGCAAACTGGACAGTCAACTTCCGTGGCTCATCAGGTACATCGCTTGATACTATTATGGCTACAGGTGAGTCTATGTCTGTCACTTTCTTGGTTACTCAGGGGGCGACAGCTTATTACAACTCCGCAGTCCAAGTTGATGGTTCTTCAGTCACTCCTAAATGGCAAGGTGGTTCTGCCCCAACAAGTGGTAATGCAAGCGCAATAGACAGTTATACCTACGTACTTATTAAAACGGGAAGTGCCGCATTTACCATAATCGCAGCTCAAACCAGATTCGCTTAAGGTCTTATAGATGCCACGTTTATCTAAAATTGGTGCTGCCTGCTTAGCAGCCTTTGGTTGGACAGGGCTTAATACTGTTTCTGCTGACTTTCTTGTAATTGCTGGTGGTGGCGGTGGCGGTGCTTTTAATGGCGGTGGTGGCGGTGCAGGTGGTTATAGAACATCGGCTGGAACTTCTGGTGGAGGAGCATCTGCCGAAGGAAAGTTATCTTTAAGCCCAACCGAGTCTTACACAGTAACAGTAGGTGCTGGCGGTGCTGGCGCAATAGGCTCACCAAATGCTCCAGCAACATCTGGTGGCAATTCAGTTTTTAGCACTATTACATCCATAGGTGGTGGTCAAGGTGCTTTTTCTGGTTCAACTGAAAGAGCAGCAACTACAGGCGGATCAGGTGGAGGCGGTGCAAATGGAGGTGTTACGGCTGGCGCTGCTGGAACTGCTAATCAAGGTCGTGCAGGTGGTAATGGTCAAACTTCTGGTTTTGTTTCATCAGGTGGCGGTGGGGGTGCAAGCACAGTAGGAACAAATGCTCCATCTTCAAATGTGGGCGGTGCTGGTGGTGCAGGAGTAGCATCATCTATTTCTGGAACTTCTGTAACTTATGCTGGTGGCGGTGGCGGTGGCACAGAAACTACTGGTGGAACGGGTGGAGCTGGTGGAGCAGGTGGTGGTGGGTCAGGTGCAAACGGAACTACAGGTGGTGCTGGAACTGCAAATACTGGTGGTGGTGGTGGCGGTTCTCAAGGCAGTTCTTCAACAACTGGCGGTAAAGGTGGCTCAGGCGTAGTAATTATCTCCTATGTAGGCGCACAACAATTTGGTGGCGGTGTTGTTACCTCAAGCGGTGGCAACACAATTCACACATTTACTACATCTGGCACATTAAGCCCATTAAATTCATTAACAGCAAACTATCTAGTTGTTGCAGGTGGAGCAGGTGGCGGTGGCACTGAGACTAACTACAATGGCGCTGGTGGTGGCGGTGCAGGTGGATTGCTTAGTGGTTCTGGTATTACCATTGATACCAACTCAATTTATGCAGTAACTGTCGGTGCTGGTGGCGCTGGTGGGACAGTAAGCACTATTGGAGTAAATGGTAGTAATTCTAATTTTAGTATGGTATCTACCACAGCAGTAGGTGGCGGTGGAGGTGGTAGCTCTTCTTCAACATCAGGAAATAGAGCAGGCGCAAATGGTGGCTCTGGTGGTGGAGGTGCTGGAGATAGTCCTGGTGGAATTTCTGGAGGTACTGGCACATCTGGTCAAGGTAATGCTGGCGGTTCTGGATTCTTTGGCGGTTCGTATGGTGGCGGTGGTGGTGGTGGAGCTTCTGCGGTAGGTCAAAGTGCATCTGCAACATCTGGTAATGGTGGTGGAAATGGTGGAGCTGGTTCAGCAAATCCAATTACTGGTTCAACTACTGGACAACTTGATAGCGGTACATATTATTTAGCTGGCGGTGGCGCTGGTGGTATGTATTCAACTGCTGGTACTGGAAATCCAGGAACAGGTGGATTAGGCGGTGGTGGTAATGGTGGAACACGAGGTGGTGGTAATGGTTTTTCTGGTACTGCTAATACGGGTGGCGGGGGTGGTGGAGCAACCACAAGTGGTGGTGGCAATTTAATTGGTGGCTCTGGCGGTAGCGGTGTAGTAATCATCTCCTATGCTGGCTCTGTCCAGCAAATGGCTGGCGGTACAGTTACCGTAGCTGGCGGTAATGTCATCCACACATTCACATCAAGCGGATACCTAACCCCAATCGTATTAACAACCAACTCATTGCGTTTCCGTGCAAGTGCATCCGCAAACTTAAGTCGTACTCCAACTACTGCTGGAGCTGGAGCTGGAAGAACTTGGACATGGAGTGGTTGGATTAAACGAGGAACAATAGGTTCATCAGACCTTATATCCTTAATGTATGGTGCAACTTCTGCTGGAGCATCCGACAGGGGTGGTTTTGGGTTTTATACATTTAGTGGCGGTGGTACTGGGTCGGATAGTTTAACGCTTTATTATGGTGGAGCGTTTGCAAATAATCTAACAACAGCTCAAGTATTTAGAGACCCAGCAGCTTGGTATCACATTGTTTATGCTGTTGATACAGCTCAGGCTACATCATCAGATCGTGTAAAGTTGTATGTGAATGGCTCACAAGTTACTTCGTTTTCAGCCTCTAATTATCCTACACTAAATTATCAATTTGCTATTGGGAATAATGTATCTCAATGGATTTCAAGTGAGGCTGGTACTCAAAGATATTTTGACGGCTACATGGCTGAGGTCAACTTTATTGATGGTCAAGCCCTAACACCAAACAGCTTTGGTACAACCAGCGATCTCGGTGTCTGGCAACCTATCCGCTACGGTGGTAGCTACGGAACAAACGGATTCTACTTGCCATTTACTGGTGGTTCGTCTTTCTATGGTTCATTTAATGGTTCAAGCCAATATTTACAAGCAACACTTCCAGCAACGTTGTCTGGTGCGTTTACTTTAGAGTTTTTCCTATACAGAAGTGGAACAGGAAATCAATTTTGCTTTACTTTAGGTGATAGCAACACAAGCACTGGGCTTGAGTATTACATTGGCACAACTGGTACCGTTAACAATGTTTATTCTTCCAGCGCCCAAATTTCAACCTCGTCAAATGTTCCAGTAGCAAATGCTTGGAATCATGTGGCGATTACTAGAGACTCTAGCAACGTGGTTCGCCTATTTGTTAATGGAGTGCAAGCAGGTGGTACATGGACAACAACCGCTGCGTTTTCTAGCACACTAAGAATTGGTGTTGAGTTTTTTAGTGGCTCAATTACTGGATACGTAAACGGCGGTTTGTCTAACTTCCGTATTATTAATGGAACCGCTCTTTATACCAACACCTTTGCACCCCCAACATCTGCGTTAACTGCGGTTTCTGGCACAGCAATACTGACATTGCAAAGCTCAACTATTATTGATAACAGTGGTAATTCGTTGTCAATTACAAACAATGGCACTGTTGTAACAAGCCAAGCGTATCCGTTTACTATGTTAGGCAATCAGTCAAAAGATTACAGCCCACAGGGTAACAACTGGACAAACAACAACATTGGCGTACTAGCTGGCTCTACACTAGACAGTATGACCGATGTGCCTACGCTGACAAGTGCTACTGCGGCTAATTATGCGGTAATGAATCCTTTGCGACCTTTTGGTGGTTCACTTTCAAATGGAAATCTTACTGCTGTTACAGGTAATAGTGGCTCTGCAAATTCAGGATTTGTAACTTCAACAGT